GGTAGAGATTCTATCGAAAAGTCATGGAGGTACTGCAGTTATGCTCTTCGCATGGGTGCAGGTGTAGCAGTACATCTTTCAAGACTAAGACCTAAAGGTCATACAAATGAGAAAGGACTTGTCTCTTCAGGACCAGTATCCTTCTGCAAAATTTACTCAGCACTAAATGAAGTACTTCTTAGAGGTGGTAGTCCAGTCAAGCAAGGAGCCATTGTTATACATCTCGATTACGATCATCCCGATGTTGTTGATTTTATTAATGCTCCGAGATCCGATCTTCAGTGGGTCAAGCGATGCGTCGATATTTCGCCCGATCTTTGGAGACGCTCCGACACCAAAACTAGAGAAGCATTGATCTATGGAATCAAATCAGGAGACATCTGGCTCAACAAAATTAAACACGACAACAATGGCAACAGGATCTATGGAAACGTCTGTCTTGAGGTGTACTTGCCCTCACGTGGAAGCTGCTTGTTACAGCATGTCCGTCTCAGTGCCTGTCGCATCGGCGACTTACAAAAGGCTTTCGCTCAAGGTATGTCCGAGTTGTGCGAGCTTCATGGCAGAACAGGTGTTGGAGAATCTGGAGAATATCTTTCGCCAGATACAGACAAGCAAGTCGGACTCGGAATGCTCGGTTTGGCAAACTTCCTCAGACAAAACGACGTAACTTATGCTGACTTAGCAAATGCATTAGAGTATAAAAATTGCAGTTCTAATGCACAAAACATAGTCGTTAATTTAAAAGAGGCTATTGATGGTGCTGCTTATATAGCACGTCAGCATAATATGGATAGAGCATTTGCTATCGCTCCAACTGCAAGTTGTAGTTATAAAAGCAAAGGTCTAGATGGATATGTATCAACACCAGAAATTGCTCCTCCAGTAGGTCGAGTAGTAGATAGAGATTCTGGATTGTTAGGTGTTCAAAGATATGAATACGGCGACGTTGAGATCGCCTCAGAAGTTGGCTGGGACGTATATAAACGTGTAGCAGACGGCATTATGAAACTTCTCGAAAACACGGGACTTCTTCATGGATACTCATTTAATTCTTGGTCAGACGTAGTGACCTATAACGATGAATTTATCGAAGAGTGGTTGGAATCACCCCAGACCTCCCTTTACTACTCTCTACAGGTAATGGGAGATGTTCAGGATAAGAGCGATGCGTATGCAGCATTAGATGATTCGGATGTCGAAGATTACTTGCAGGAAATTTTAAATGAACCTGTTAGTTGTGATTGCCAAGAATGAATAACCCCTATGAGAAATTACTTAACCGTAAGAGAACCTGGACTCCTGTCCAGACAACAGGAGGAACACTTAAAGAAGGAGCTGAAGAGACCATCTACCGTGCTTTGGCAATACGCCACATGGAAATTCCAGTGGGGAATTATATCTCCGATGCTCTTGAGAAGGATGTACCTGCTTCTGCTCGGAAACTCCTCGAATCAAATGTAAAAGATGAAATAAAGCATGATCTCGCACTCGGCTACATAACAAATGCCATTGGTGTAAATGAAAATGCAGAAAAAGAAGCATTTCGTTTGAGAGATGCATGGGAGCACCACCCAGATCACACACTTTTAAAGGCATTAGTTATTGAACGTGCAATATTCTTCGTACTTCTTCCCTTCTTTCGTTTTAATGGCGATGCTGGTCTTAGGACTGTCAGCGCCGACATCAGTCGTGACGAGCAAATACACGTTGCCACTAACTCTCTCGTATGTTCTGCTATGGGTCTACGGAGCAGTCCTTCTTTGGACAAGCTTAGGAAAGCCACCATTAACTGGATACTTCAACCCCTAGGAGTCAATACAGTCGATAGATATTTGGACAAAAAATTTTGGCTGGATGCTAGTGATAGACTTATGTATGAGGGAAAAGCACCAGAGTTAACTTCCACCAAAGCAAGCAGAGTACCTGCATTTTTCGAACACTCAAATGTCAATCTCCCTCAATACGCTTAAACTTCACAACGAAAGACTCGACGAATTAGTAAGACGTCTAGAAGAAAACTTTTCTGCTCGACCAGTTACACCTAACGACAACATCGAATCAATTATGTACAGAGCTGGTCAAGCCAGTGTCATCGAATATATCAAATCAATTATGGAGGACGAAATCTAATGTGTGCGCCTGCAGCGGTGATTGCAGCGGTGAGTGCTATTGCTGCACAACGAGTGCTTAGTACCAGACAACCACAGACCACTGGCAATATAACCACAAACGCTCCACCACCAACACGAATAACTAGGTCTGCAGCAATGGGGACACCTGAAGCAGATAGGTTAAAAAAAGATGATGAAGAAATAAAAGTTACCCAAACAACTAAACAAAAGAAAGATAGGAAACGAGTAGCTCTTGGTACAAAAACACTTGGAGCAGTTAATCCTCTTAGTTCAAATCTCCCTAGTGCACCTGCTATGGGAATTGCGGGTACACCGAAACCAACGACATGACAACAGCACGAGAAAGATACAATCAACTTACCAATGGTCGCAATCAGTTCCTTGAAACCGCAGTTGATTGTTCAGGACTTACTCTGCCTTATCTAATTAGAGATGATAGATCCATACAGAATCATCAGAAACTAACTACACCCTGGCAAAGCATTGGCGCGAAGTCAGTAGTTAACTTGGCAGCAAAATTAATGCTTGCCTTACTACCACCTCAAACAACATTCTTCAAATTACAAATCAGAGATGACAAGTTAGGGACAGAACTACCTCCAGAAATTAGAAGCGAACTTGATCTTTCCTTTTCCAAGATGGAAAGGATGGTGATGGATTACATCAATGCTTCTAATGACCGTGTAGTTGTTCACCAAGCATTGAAGCATCTGATTGTTGGTGGGAATGCTCTTATTTTTATGGGTAAGGATGGTCTCAAGAATTATCCCTTAAACCGTTACGTCGTTAATCGTGATGGAAACGGGAATATCTTAGAGATCGTTACTAAGGAACTTATTAGTAGAACAGTTCTAGGTATTGATCTGCCTGAACTTAATTTAACTCAACCAAATGAACCAAATGGTGAGTACTACACAGGATCAGATGATAAAGACGTACCAGTATATACATGCGTCAAACTAGATCAGAAGAGTGGACGATGGGTATGGCACCAAGAAGCATTCGACAAGATTATTCCAGGTAGCAAAAGTAGTGCACCTAAAAATACAAGTCCTTGGTTGGTCTTGAGATTTAACTCTTGTGATGGTGAAGATTACGGACGTGGAAGAGTTGAAGAGTTTCTCGGTGACTTCAAATCATTAGAGGCATTAAGTCAAGCACTGACTGAAGGTGCCTCAGTAGCAGCAAAAGTTTTATTTCTGGTTTCACCATCCTCTACGACTAAACCGCAGACAATTGCTCAAGCATCAAACGGTGCAATCGTGCAAGGAAGACCGGATGACGTTTCGGTAATTCAAGTCCAGAAAAGTGCCGACTTCAGAACAGCAGCAGAGCAAGCAGTTGCTATCGAGAGACGTATCTCTGATGCATTCTTGGTTATGCAAATGCGTCAAGCAGAACGGGTGACAGCAGAGGAAGTACGCCTCACTCAGTTAGAACTAGAACAACAACTAGGAGGATTATTCAGTCTTCTTACTGTTGAGTTCTTAGTACCTTATCTGAATAGAACTCTACACATTCTTCAACGTAGTAATCAACTACCAAAGATACCTAGGAATATGATACGTCCTCAGATCGTTGCTGGAGTCAATGCTCTCGGTAGAGGTCAGGATAGAGAAAGTCTCACACAATTTGTAGGAACCATTGCACAAACAATGGGACCAGAGGCACTAATGAAGTATGTCGATCCTAGTGAATACATCAAACGACTCGCTGCTGCTCAAGGTATTGATGTCTTAAATCTTGTGAAGTCTGAACAACAACTTCAACAAGAGATGGAGGCACAGCAACAAGCAGCACAACAACAAGAACTAACAAAACAAGCTAGTAAATTTGTTAGTGCACCAATGATGGATCCTTCAAAGAATCCTGAAATGGCAGAACAAATGGGTGCTCCAGAAGAGCAACTAGAAGATGAACCACCTACAGAATAAAGATGGCAGAAACACTTACATATGATGCTGGTCCAGATACCGTATCTACAGAAGGCAACCTAACCGCAGATGAGCAAGACTCTCTAGAGGTAGGGACTAAATTAGTTGAAGAGCAAGATCAGTTATTAGCTGGTAAATATAAGAATGCTGAGGAGCTTGAGAAAGCTTATGTAGAACTTCAACAAAAACTTGGCAATGATAAAGAAAAGGATGAATCAGTAGAGACTGAAGAATCAAATGATTCAGAACCAGTTGAATTATCACCAACTGTTCAACTAATTGCTGATGCAAGTACTGAGTTCAATGAGAAAGGAGAACTTGCTCCTGAGACATTAAGCAAGTTCAAGGAGATGAGTAGTCAGGATTTAGTTTCCGCTTATATGGAGATGCAATCTATAGCATCCAAGGCAGAACCACAGGCAACAGAAGCACCTGACCTTACAGATGCACAAATCAATACGATAAAAAATTCTGCTGGAGGTGAGGAGCAATATTCTCAACTCATTGGTTGGGCAGAACAGAATCTACCTAGAAATACTGTTGAGGCATTCGACAATCTTTGTGATACAGGAGACGTAGAAGCTATTCAGTTAGCTGTTAATGGACTAAAAGCACAATATGAAAATGCTAATGGTTATGAAGGACGGATGCTTTCAGGTAAGGCACCACAATCTTCAGGAGATGTATTTAGATCACAAGCAGAAGTCGTAGAGGCAATGAGTAATCCTAAGTATGACCGAGATCCTGCATACAGACAGGATATTTTAGAAAAACTAGATCGTTCAAATATTCAATTCTAATTACTATCGGCGGCTCGCATCGAATCGTACCCGCCACAACCGTACTTTTATTTATTTATCACGATGCCTGATAACAGATTTGCTACCGAACCCCAAGCACAAGTAATCGAAGGAGATTATTTTGACAACGCTGAACGAGTCAATGGTCAACTAGCCATGATTGGTTTCGTAGCAGCTCTTGGCGCATACATAACAACTGGACAAATTATTCCTGGAATTTTTTAAATGGCTACAGCCACAATATCTAGACCAGTAAATAACTGGGAAAAATTTTGTGACTGGACAACGAGTACCGACAACCGCCTCTACGTGGGGTGGTTCGGTGTGCTCATGATCCCTGCACTATTAACCGCAGCGACTTGTTTTATTATTGCTTTTATCGCTGCACCTCCTGTCGATATTGATGGGATACGAGAACCTGTATCAGGTTCATTACTTTATGGAAACAACATTATCTCTGGTGCAGTCGTACCCTCCAGTAACGCAATTGGTCTTCACTTCTACCCAATCTGGGAAGCAGGAACCATTGATGAGTGGTTATATAACGGCGGTCCCTACCAACTCGTCGTCTTCCATTTCCTCATCGGAATCTCCGCATACATGGGAAGACAATGGGAATTGAGTTATCGACTAGGCGCTAGACCTTGGATACCAATTGCATATTCAGCACCAGTATCTGCAGCATTTGCAGTCTTCCTTGTATATCCATTTGGACAAGGAAGTTTCTCTGACGGTATGCCTTTAGGTATATCGGGGACATTCAACTTTATGTTTGTCTTCCAAGCAGAGCACAATATCCTCATGCATCCTTTCCATATGTTGGGAGTAGCGGGTGTCTTTGGAGGAGCATTGTTCTCTGCGATGCATGGATCCTTGGTAACAAGTTCCATTATTAGAGAAACAACTGAGATCGAATCCCAGAACTACGGATACAAGTTCGGACAAGAAGAAGAGACCTATAACATCGTTGCTGCCCACGGCTACTTCGGACGTTTAATTTTTCAATATGCAAGTTTTAATAACTCTCGCTCTCTGCATTTCTTTCTTGCCACTTTTCCAGTGGTTTGCATATGGCTCACCAGTATGGGAGTCTCCACTATGGCATTTAACCTAAATGGTTTTAACTTCAATCAATCAATAGTTGACTCAAATGGAAAAGTCATACCCACATGGGCAGACGTATTGAATAGAGCAAATTTAGGTTTTGAAGTAATGCATGAAAGAAACGCTCATAACTTCCCACTTGATCTAGCAACTACTAAGGAAAAAGCATATGCCTAGAAAAGTCGTAAATGGAAAGGTAGTCAAACTGCCTTACGGAACAAAGAAACAAACAAAGAAAAAATAATCGTCGCGTCCGTTCATTCCCTAATGGGAACGCATGCCACCACATCATGGAACGGGGGTGTGGTACTGGAGAAAACTCATGACAGTAACTCTTAAGTATCGCGGCGTCTCTTATACAAAAACAAAGTAATTTTTAATTTTATGAAAACTCTTGCACTAGCTCTAGCAGTAACCACCATCGCTTCTGCTCCTGCAATGGCTGGCGTCTATATTAATGCCGAGTCAAACGCATCTTATACAGGTAATGACTATACCTCTAGAACTACTGATCTTCATCTTGGATATGAAGGCGATGTAGGTTCACTTGGATATTACATTCAAGGTGGACCAGCTTTCACTGATGTAGATGCAGGTGATGGAAATACTAATCTCTCTGGCAAAGGCGGTTTATCCGTAGCAGCTAGTGAGAAATTATCTCTATATGGAGAGTTGTCTTTTGCTCAAGTAGAAGATGCTGAAAATACATACGGCACAAAAATAGGTGCTAAATATAAGTTTTGATATGGGACAACAAAATAAAGGAGGGTTCGGGGTTGCTCATCCCGTCCCTTATTCTCCAGAGGAAGTAGATACTAATCCTAGTGATCAACAACCTCCTGGAGTAGATGAAGAAATAGATTACAACAATCTCGAAGAAGCATTGACTTCATAAGAGAGGAGGAAGCAGCACCTCAGTGTCGGACTGCTTCTTCATTGGCTTATCGCCCGTACGCGGATACCGTTAAGCTGTCTAGACGGTGGGGATAGACCCGCAAAAATGATCAGAAAATTTTTTCGTACGAAAGACAGATAACAAATACAAATTTATTAAAAGACAATGGCGCAACAGGCGACGACTGCCAATGCCAATGGACCGATTTGGGGTGGTGCCGATAACGGAGCTAACACCACTACTACTGCGAGAAGAGCTTTATATTTGAAGCTGTTTTCTGGTGAGATGTTTAAAGGATTCCAACGCAATACAATTGCAAGGGATCTAGTAACAAGACGTACTCTTAAAAACGGTAAGTCCTTACAGTTCATCTATACAGGTAGAACCAAAGCTGAGTTCCATGTACCTGGACAGTCAATATTAGGTAATGATGAGAAGTCTCCTCCAGTAGCTGAAAAGACCATCACTTGTGATGACCTCTTAATCAGTTCTGCATTCGTGTATGAATTGGATGAGACACTCGCTCACTATGATTTGCGTGGAGAAATATCTCGCAAGATCGGTTATGCATTAGCCGAAAATTATGACCGCAGGATTTTCCGTGCGATCACGAAGGCTGCTAGACAGCCATCACCCGTCAATATGGCTAACTTTAAAGAGCCAGGCGGAAGTATTGTTAAAGTTGGTGCTGCTAATAGTACCGCCGCAACAGATGCATATGACTCAGATAAGTTAGTACAAGCCTTCTTCGAGGCAGCTGCAATCTTAGATGAGAAAGGTGTCAGTGGCGACGGACGAGTAGCTGTACTAAACCCAAGACAGTACTACGAACTAATCAGGAACTGTGCTACAAACAACCTGATCAACCGTGACGAAACAGGTGACGCCTTACAGTCTGGTAATGGAATCCTAGATATTGCAGGTATCAAAATCTACAAGTCAATGAACATTCCATTCCTTGGAGACTATGGTGTCAATCTAGCGAACCTACCATCAGGTGCTGTATCTAACATTGGTGAAGCAAACTCCAAAGGTTCCTTCATTGGTGAAGATATGGAAGATATGGATGCTGCTAACACACCATCTGGACAGAAGACCGTTAACAACTACGGTACTGCTGCCAAGTTTGGTGGGTCATGTGGTTTGATTTTCCAGAAAGAAGCTGCAGGGGTGGTAGAGGCAATTGGTCCTCAGGTCCAAGTAACATCAGGCGATGTATCAGTTGTGTGAAATTTTGCACCTTTAGTCAGTAATGGCTATCGAATAATCGGATGAATTGCTGGAACCCTAAGTCGAAAGATAAGGTAATCAGCAGCCAAGCCTTTCACGCTTGAAAGGAAGGTTCAGAGACTAGGTGGTTTGGGAAGCGTCCCATGTAAGACACCATTAGTGTCCGACTACCCAATGGGTAGATGATATAGTCCGTGCCATTTTGAAAGAAATGGAAAACACGATCAAGGAGACGTAATCCTAGGACGTTTAGCAATGGGAGCAGATTTCTTAAATCCTGCTGCTGCTGTTGAATTAGTTGCTGGAATCGACGTATCCGCTAACTGGAACAACACTGCTGTTTCTAACGCAAGTTTCACTTAATCAATATATTTTTTTATTCACACGGGAGGTCTTCGGACCTCCTTTTTTTTATTCATATAACTTATGACTTCTTCTGCTCCAACAACTGTTGATACCGAAACCGAACTTTCCGCTGTTAATTCAATACTTGGAGCGATCGGTCAATCACCAGTAACAACACTAGGTACTTATGTCGTTAATACTAATAACATCTCTACCTATGAAAATCCAGAAATCTCTTTTGTGCATAATCTCCTGAAGGAATGCAACATCGATGTCCAAAATGAAGGTTGGTCTTTTAACAGAGAAGACCACGTTACTAAGACACCGGATTCAAATGGTTATGTCTCTGTTCCAAACAATGTCCTTCGAATGGATATGACTGATGGACAAGTAGGTAGTACTGGACTTAATAACAAATTTAATGATGTAGTAAAGAGAAACGGACGTCTATATGACAAGGTAGACCATACTGATGTTTTCTCAGGTGATATAACTGTAAACATAGTTTGGTTATTTGAATTTGAAGATTTACCTTCAGTCTTTAAAAGGTATATAACTTACAAAGCATCCACTAGAGCTGCAACTCAATTAGTAGCAAATCCACAACTTGTACAACTACTAGCACATCAAGAACTACAGGCGAGAGCAGCGTGCATGGAATACGAATGTAATCAAGGAGATCATAGTTTCTTTGGATTACCACACGAGTCTTCATATAACTCCTATCAACCTTTCCTAGCATTAAGAAGATAATGGCAGGTATTACTCAACAGATCCCTAACTATGTCCAAGGCATTTCAGAACAACCTGACTTTATGAAAGCACTTGGTCAAGTAGTGGATTTAAAAAATGGATTACCAGATGTCACTAGAGGATTGATAAAAAGACCAGGTGGAGAATTAGTATCAGCAATCACTCCATCTTCAGGGACTCTTAGTTGGTTTCACATCTATACAGATGAAGAGAATCAATATATAGGCAACGTTAATACATCAGGTGTTATTCAAATTTGGAGGACAAGTGATGGTGCTGTCATACCTATTGATTACTCCGCTGTTCCTGGCACTAATGCTTGTACTTATTTAAGTGGTTGGACTAATGCTGATGAACTGCAAGCATTAACAATTAATGAAAGCACATTTATAGCGAATCGAAACACCACGGTTGCTATGAAGACAGGTACTTCTGACAAGTCTGCTGCTGTTGTTCATGAAGCAATTATTGAATTAAAAACAATCTCATACGGTAAGCAGTACGCATTAGACATCTACGAACCAACTGACACTAATACACAAACTTTCACTAGAGCTACAGCTATAGCAGCATCTGATTCCATTACCACTCCATCGAGTGGATATACCGATGATGGTAAATGTTCATTAATGGGTCGTGAGGTTGTTAACCAAGGAACAGTAACAGGCAAAACTAACCTTCGTTATGAGATGGATCTTAGGTGTGCACCTGTTGCTGAATCTGGTGGAACAAGTAATCCAGGATATGACGATTCATACCAACCATATGCAAAACTCCAATTTGGTGGAGAAGGTTGGACTACAGGTGATACCCATAGTCATGTCAGTCAGAAGGGAGCAACAACAACAATCACCATAAAGAAACACGTTACGGTTACGACTAGAGCAGGACTTGCAAGGGTTAGACCAGCAGCAACCTCATCTAGTGCAGATGAAGCAGTGACAGCAGAGGGAATACTTGGTGATATGAAGGCATCATTAGATGCAATCTCAGGACATGGTATTACAGCAACGATTGTCGGTACTTGTTTACATCTAACTAGAAGTTCAGCATTCAACGTTACAACGCCTGAACCTCAACTCATGCAGATCACAACATCAGAAGCAAATAATATTGGTGATCTTCCTACAAGTTGCAGACATAATTATGTTGTCAGAGTTGTGAACAGTGGAGAAGAAGATGATGACTTCTATCTCAAGTTCAAGGTTGATAACGTAACTGGTACTCCTTCTTCAAATCGATTTGGTGTTGGGGTATGGGAGGAATGTCCTGCTCCAAACCTAGAAATTAAATTTGATGATGATACTCTTCCAATCAAGTTAGTACGAGAACTTCCTGGTAGTACTTATACAAATGGCAGGTTTCTCGCGCAGAAACCAACTTGGGAAGAGAGAGATGTTGGTGATGATGTCACAAACCCTAAACCTACTTTTGTAGACTTCAAGATCAACAAACTTCTCTTCTTTAGAAATCGACTCGCAATACTCAGTGAAGAGAACATCATATTGTCTAGGACAAATGACTTCTTTAACTTCTGGTCGAAGACTGCGATGGCAATCAGTAATGATGATCCAATTGACCTGCAATCAAGTTCAACATTCCCCACAGTTCTTTATGACGGTATAGAAGTTAATAGTGGACTTCTCCTTTTCAGTTCAAACCAGCAGTTCATGCTTACGACTGATAGTGATGCGCTTACTCCTCAAACCGCCAAAATTAATTATCTATCTGCTTACAACTTTAATCATAAAACCAAACCATTTTCACTTGGAGTAACCTCAGGGTTCATCAATAGCACAGGTCAGAATGCACGATTTTTTGAGATGGCAGATGTAAGACGTGAAGGAGAACCAACTGTTTTAGAACAAAGTAAAGTCGTATCAAAATTACTGCCCATTGATCTGACGATGGCAGCTACCTCTAAAGAAAACACATTGGTTCTTTTTGGTTCAGAAAACAAGAGTGAGGTCTGGGGATATAGATTCTTTAATACAGGTGAACGGAGAGTTCAATCATCTTGGTTTAGATGGGAAATACCTGGAAATCTTATCTATCACACAATCATGGATGATGTTTACTACACAGTCGTCAAGAATGGAAGCAACTATACGTTAGAAGCATACGACGTCCGAAAGCAAGACGATACGACGATTGTTGGCACTGCTCCTGATGATTATAAAGTTCACCTAGATTGCCATAAACTCATTGCATCAAGCGGTCTTACTTACAACGCCACAACAAAGAAAACTTCATTTACTAAACCAACTGGATTTAATAGTAGTAAGCAGTTAGCAGTCTATGTGAATGTTGCTGGTAATAATGTTGGTCGGTATAGCACTGCCAGTATTAATGGTTCAAATGTTGAGATCGATGGTGATTGGACAGGAACAAACTTAATCCTTGGATATTTGTATGAATGGGAAGTAGAGATTCCAACTATTTATCCAGTAAAAACTGATGGTGAAAGAACAAGAGCAGATATAAGGTCATCTTTAATTGTTCATAGACTTAAGTTTAGTTTTGGTTCTGTTGGTCTTATTGAGACAACACTAAAACGGAAAGGCAAGCAGGATTATACAACTACTTATGAGTCGTTACTTTGGGACAATTATAGTGCTAGTCAAATAGGCATTGCTAACGAATTTACCCATACCATCCCTGCTTACGAAAGAAATACCAATTTAACTGTACACCTAAAATCATCGCACCCATCTCCAGCAACACTCCATGCTTTGAGTTGGGAAGGAGATTATTCAAATAGATTCTATAGTCGTGCTTAGTAATTTTCACCCTATTAACGCAGAGGCTGCTTTCTCAGTAGCCTCTAACTTACTTTCGACAGACAGAAGAGAATGTATAGAAGGTTATGGATATAACGACATCGCCGACATAGCAATTGGAGCATTAGCCTTATCTAATAGCTATTACTACAAAGCACCTAACGGCGAGAACGCCGCTATAGGAGGTGTTCAAGATGGTGGAAAGATATGGATGTTATGTACACCCATCGTTAAACGCTATCCAATTCAATATGCAAGAGATTGCATACGTTTTATTAATAGTAGACCTGAGAAACTTCTTTGGAACATTGTTGATAAAAGAAATTCCACACATATAAAACTCCTTAGATACTTGGGATTTACTTTTCTAAGAGAGATACCCTACGGTCCCAATAATTTAACCTTTATCGAATTTTGTAAGATCAATGCTAGACACAGCACTAGGTTCTCTTCTCCTTAACTCAGCTCCAAAAGTTCTTGGGTTCTTTTCCGACAGGAATGAAGTAAGTAGAAGAAACAGAGAAAAATTAAAACAGCACGAACTTAACAAAGCCAAATACATCAATGATTTCAATAGAGATATTGTTAAATGGCAAAACGATAGTGCTGATAGAGATATACAAGTAGACGATGTATGGCAGCAAACCTTGTCGAAACTCGCGAGTGATGACCTGAAATTATGGTCTGGTATGCAAAAAGCTGGTATAGCAACACAACAAGCTTATGCAGCAATGATGTCTGTTGGTGCTAGTGAACAATCAGGTCGACGTTCAGCAACTACGATCAATAGACGAGAAGCTGTATTGAAATATGCAGGGAAGATGAATGAGATTGCTTCCCAAGTCGCTTTAGCTAAAAACACCGCAGCATTGAATAGAACAACATGGAGTCAGGAATTTAATAGGCAAGCACAGGCATCAGAAATCAAGACCATTACTGGAAGACCAATGCCTGGTACACCACCACCATCAATACCTTTAGAAAATCAACCTGATCTATTGACTGGATTGGTACTACCTCTTGCTGGTGAATTTTTGAAGTACAGACAACTTAAGTCAGAGTTAGATCCTCCATATACAGACGAAGAAATGAGAGGTGATGACTCAAGTACAGAGCAATCAACTTCAATAACACCTAGTACATTCAACGCTTGGTCACTACCAAATACACAGAAGCAAGGACAAACCACTAATCAACAGAGCATTAGTTCTTTCTTTAGTAAACGAGGTCGAAATTTAGCTAGTTCACAATTGGGAAGTTCATTCCTAACACAGGCAATCAAAACTTAATCAGGAAAGAATATGGCACTAGACAACGTATTAAGTCGTCTCGAAGCAAACGAAAACAGATTTATTAATCTCAGCAATCAATACGGACAAGATGCACTTCGAATAACTGAAGGTGAGGTTGAATCTGAATTAGGAGCACTTACTGAATTTTCAACGACATTAGCTGACCATCTTGTTTGGAGAAAAAAGAAAGAGAATGAAAGATTAGAGAAGGAAGGTCGTGTTGCGGTCATAGAAGAAGACATAGCAAAGGAAGAACAAGAAGCAGGTTCCTCTGTTTCTAAAGATGAGAGAGATGAATATGAAATTGCTTTAGACACACTTAAGAAGAGTAAGAAAGCATTCGATAACGCTGCTGTAACAGCACAAGACAATGGAGCAACTTTTGAAGAGTCAGAACAAATCAAAAACTTTTCTGGTTGGAAATTGTATGGCGCTACCATGCAGAGAGCAGAGCTAGCAGGTGATTCCTACAAAGCTTGGATGGAAGGTGAGATGGCAAATAACGACAACATACAGATTAACTATCAAGGAGATGAGTTCACTCCATCTACTGCGAAGACCTTGGCACAGAAGCGAGTAGCGATGACTGCATTAAGGAGACAGTACTTAGATGAGAGAGGTTTATTAGGTGTTCACAAAGTTCTTCTAGCAGATCACTTTTATAAGAAAGCATTACCTGCTCATTCAGAACTAATGGCACAGTTTGAAAAACAAGATGCTATTGAGACGTCATTCTTAAAGGAAGAGGACGCCATTAGAGAGTTCACCGCTGATAGAGACTTTGGGTCACTAATTAGTAGTCTTGCTCCATTGTGGGATAAGAAGGGAAGTAAGTATGGTTACAGAGGTGCTTTAGAAAAAGGCGTTGAGGTTCTTAAAGATCTTTTTGATGCGGGGTCAATTACTGAAGAAGAGTTTGAAGAAATGAAAAACCAAACAACAACAGTTGACGGTAGAGAAGTTGTTGTTGGTAAATATTGGAAAACTAGGTTTGACTTATTAGAAGAGGATCTACAAAAACAGGCAAATGATAACGTACAACTAGAATTAGATACTCAGGCAACAAAAGGTAAGGAAATTAAAAGAGATTTTAGGAATTGGGTTAAAGAACGAAAAAAGAATAAGGAGGCTATCAGAGAAGTTCACCTTGAGGAATGGGCAAAGATATATGAAGCAGCGACAGGAGATAAAGCTCCAGACTTCATTACAGATTTCAAATCAAAAGAAGATCGAGACGATGAGCAGGATATTAAAGACCTTAAAAAGTTGAGACAAAAAAGAAAATATCTACTTGAAGCTGATTTAACTCATGTCTCTGAAGATGTCTATCAACAGATGATTGGTTTTGTGATAGAAGATAAACCCTTAGCACAAATACCAAAGCGGTACACAACTGCGGCAGAAAGTAAAATTAGAGCGTGGTCAACTACAGCAGTAGACCTAAGCGAAGGACAAAGAGACACTAAAGAATTTGTGGAGGGATACTTCAATGCCTTGGATGATTATCACGCGCTAATTGCTGAATATATAAGAGTAGGTGAAAATCAGAGAAGTGCACAAAAACTTGCTCTTCAAGACGTTGAAGACAGTTTTCAACTTGATAAGGGAAAAGATGCTCCTCTTTTTAGTAAATATTGGACTAGCAATAAAACTTCTAAATCAAAATTACCTCCTGGATACTATTGGGATGAAGAATCAGGAAGTGTGAGATATGGCAAGAATAAAGCACAATCTAGACATATACACTCCGCTATTAAAACGATTCAATCTTATGGGTCAAGGAAAAATGCATTAAATAGTCTTTCAGAAACTCTTTTGGATGGAAGCGATACCTACCTTTCAGACGGTATGAAATACAAGGAAGGAAAAATAGATGATGTACCTTATTTCTATCGACGTATAGCAGAAGACTTTGATGAACTTTCAGGTTGGGATATTCTTGATGCTCAACTAAAGGCATCTGGTGTTAAAGAAGGTTTAGGTGATAGACCTCTAATATTAGAAACACTAGATGATCCCTTACTTAAAGATTTAAAGAGAAAGCTAAACAAACTAACTACTTCCCAACAAATATCACAAGCAAAATACGATGTTTTAGATATGGAGTACTGGATAGGGTCTTCAGTCTACAACCATAATCCAAGTCTTTTAACACCAGGCTTAATTACTACATAAATAATCAGATGGATGAGAATGACACAAATCCTACGGGATGGAGTGGCAGAGCAGAAGATAGTCTCAGAATCATAGAGGATTATCTAAACGAAGATGATGAACGAGACCAAGGTCTTACACCACCAGCATCATCAGAAACGAATATTCAGCCACAAGTTGAAAATCAAGAAGTACCTAAAGAAGTACCTACACCCAACAAATCAGACGAACCAATAGTCGTTGATGGACAAGATATAAGGAACCATCCTCAATTTGACTTTGCCAGATTAGATATTCCCTGGAACGAAGAGTTAGAAGGTAGAGGACCGACTGAGGAAATGCTAGATGTTTATGATAGACGTGGTAGACATCCAAGATGGCAAGATCAACTAAAAGGTACATTTACAGGTTCGGCATATACAGGTCCAGACGGAAAAGTAGACCCCATTGATCCAGGTTACGATATTTGGTTAATCAGAAAACATGCTCTTTCCAAACAAGGCGATGTCCCAAAAGAAATAGCTAATGCTATTAAAGCAGGTTCTCTATCAGTAATATCTTCAGTTCTTACAGCACCAGAACGCTACTGGGATATGACGACGGGTGAGATGAAACGTGTTGATGGTCGTTTGATCGATACAAGTAAAATCAATGAAGAAACAGGAGACCCAGAACCATATAAACCTGATTGGGATCCACTAGGAAAGGTGAAAAATCCTTGGGTCAATTCTGGTTGGGGTAATCTTACGAAAAACGTAGTTCACTATGGTATTGGCACTCGGTGGGCAATAAGAACTGGTTTAATAAAAGGTAAATTCAAGTACTTAGGAGCAGAGGCATTAGTTGCATTAATTTCTGAGAACTCACAGAAAAACGATACTATGTCTACAGCAATCGTTAATAAATTTCCTTTAGCAAAGTATGGCATTTATGGTCTTTTGGCAGCTGGAGAAGATGATCATCCTCTAGTTCTTACTTTGAAGAATACCCTTGAAGAAATGGGTCTTGGTTATGCCTTTGATGCAATGCTTGCAAATGTTGGAAAACCACTAACAGCAGTAAAGCGTATTGAGAACGTCGATAGTCAAGTAATAGAGAAAGGAAAACTCGAACTGGCAGAGTCTCAAGTTATTGAAGAATTAGGTGGAGGAATGACTTCATCTGGTTTTAGAGGATCAAAAAACAAACCTCTTGCTGATCCTTGGCAAGGAGCACGTACCTCAACTAATCAACCATTCGACATTAAAAACCAACTAGATCAGGCGGATTGGAATTGGTCTAATACTTATAGCGGAGCTGATGCGCCATTTACTGAAGCTTCTCTCTGGAGAATGGCTAATCAAAGTGGAGAACATGAAACAAGCGTTGCGAAATTTATTAAGGGTTTAGTTAGTGATCGTCGTTACCAAGACATGCTTGAAGAAGCAAAACTTCAAAAGAAAAGTCCTGCAGCAGTATTTAAATCAGCACTAGAAAGACATGATGAAGTTTTAGG